ATCATTAGTAATACTTTCCATGTGGGGTAAGTTGTTTGGATAATTGTATTATATCAATTAGCCAAAGATTGTACACCCTTTATTTGTTACTTATTATAACTGCCATATATGAATAAAAGCTCCTTGAAATCCACCTTTTGCTGCAAATGATTTTTTTGCTTTTAGTTCTACAACTAAAGAATCATCTCTTAATAAAATACCACCACTAGGTATTGATAATCCGTCTAAAGTACTTCTGCACAGTTTATCAATATCGCCTGTCGTTCTTGTTATTGGATATATTGGTGCTGATGGTTTTAAATTTCCTTCGTTTCTTCCAGTTCCATAATGCCCTTGTGGTCTTTGAAATAAAAAGTCAATAAATATTTCTACAGGCTGTTCAATAACCTCACCATTATTTATTTTTTGTTCAATACAGGCTGAAACAATTTGATTTCGCCATGGCATTACAAACTGACTAGCCTCTCTCATCCCACCAAAACGAGTAGACACCTTGCTTCCTTGTGGAGCAGGCTTTCCTCTAACAACAATCATTGTGGATTCTTTGGTTTTGTCCATATTTCTTTTTTAACTAGAAATTCCTGATAAGCTCTATTAATTATTGTTTTTGGTTTTGACCAATTAAGGTCTGTTGGTTCTGCTGTAGGAAGTCTAATTATTTCTTTATTTAAATTTTTTTCTTGTGCTAAATATTCTAATCTGGTTCTAAGTAATTTCCAAACAAACTTTTGTTTGGAATTAAATGGAACATCAATAGGTTGTTGTTTTAGTCTTTTTATAAACAATCGACATTTTTTCTCGTCTGATTGATTTATTATTTTAATCCATTTGCGTTTAAAATGATTATCCATTAATTCCACCAAGGTGCTAATTCATATTCAGTTATATCGACCCATTTACCTTTTCCCTCCTCTTCTGTACTGTCAAACTCCCAAGTCCTGTAGTTAGGGTCTAGATAAATTTGACCAATATAGGGATTATAAGGAAAGTTAAATGTTTTCATTTTTGCAATTCGTCGCAAGCTAATTGTACCCCTGCGTTGCAATCGGCAACAGTCATATCTGTCAAAGTAGAATTAAGTGTAAAAAATAATGCTACAGGAAAAACAATGTACTGTAGTAAGTAAAAAGCTTTGGTCATAACCAACCTCTTTTGATTTTGAATTTTAAACATTTTGCGAATGTGCGTCTGTATTGAGCACGTTCGTTTGAATACTTGCCACAAGTATCAAAGTCACCACGAGCCAATGCCTGTTGGTATTTTTCATCAGCTACGTTAATATCAACTTTTAACGCTTCCATTTTTTCTTGTAGCTCAGTTTGAGTTAGGCTTAATAAGTAATTAGTATTCATTGGATTAAGCCCATCTGTTTCTAAGGTTTGTCCAAGTTGTATAATCATCAACGTTGTATTTGCCGACCCAGTATTGCTTGCCATTTTCATCAGTTACAAGCCATAATGCGTCACGTTTATGATTGACAATAACAGGAACATCAACGCATCCTGTGTAATGCATGATGTGGGTTGGAGTGAAATGAGTTTGATTAGTCATTTGCTTTGTTTGTTTGGTATATTTATATTATACAAACAATTGTAATACAATTAAACCCCATTAACAAAACTGTAACAATTGTAATACGAATAAAAAAAGACCCTTATTCCCCAATAAGAGCCTTAGTAAAGTTGTCTCCAAGTTGATTATATCAATCGCAAGGGATTTGTAAATGTGGCCAAAAATCATCTTTAAGCATTTTTAAAGCCTCTTTAAGTGACGATTCACCCCAAGCTGTTTTTTCATCAAACGGAGCATCTTTTAAATATTCCTCTTCAATATAAATAAAGATTCCACTCTCACATTTTTCTACACTATGAATAAAAGGAGAATTTTCTAGGTCTTTGTAGGTTTTTGGAAATTTTAAATTCATTTTTTGTTCTGTTTTTAAATTTTTAAATGTGGGCGGTCAGGCGGCTGGTACAAAACTCTAAAACCATTACTGAGCCTTTAATGAAAACAATACGAACCTAGTCAACCCACATAGGGTAGTGGACTTACAACAGACTTTTAACGCGGTAATGCTTCCGCTGTGTATGCCACAAAGCCTAGAAGGTTTCTAGGCGGTGGACTTTACAGAAGAAAGCATATTTCCTTTCGTTATGCTCCCATTCCATCTCATTCTCTTTATCTATTTTTGCTCTGTGTGCGGCAACAGCTTCTTTGCCTAGTGCTTGTGCTCTTTCCCAGCCAATGTCAGACATTGTGTAGCCTTGATTGTTTGGAAGCATTTTTTGCTGTTTTTTCAAGATTTCTAAGTTGTAGTATTCTTCAGTTTCTTGAAGAGCATATTCAGCCTTTTTGATTGCTTCTGCTAAAGCTAATCTTCTTGGTTGATTTCTGTCAAAGATGTCCATTTGTTTGAGGTTTGTTTGATTGGTATATTTATATA